CCTGTGGCGTAATTACCTATTTCAACATAAACATCATAGGTATCACCGGATGTATTGACCCAGGCAAAATTTGTAAACCCTGTCGATGTGCGCTGCCATAAAGCACCAGTAATCCCCTTCGGATTACCATTACCTGCACGCAAAACAAGTTCAGATATACCTGCCTGTTGAGGTGAACCGACGTTATATCCAGCGCCACCAATCAACGTAATTGAAACAACAGAACTCGCCTGTGGCATGGTTACAGTTGCCAGCTTGAACCATCCTGCACCACCACTAAAAGACATTGTTGTGGAGTTGATTGTGCCTATAGACCGTGGGTTAAGTTCAATATCTTTAGAACCATCAAACGAGACGCCATTGATAGTACATGCTGTCTGCAACTTGGTCGCTGTAGCCGCATTACCAGAGGTGTCCTGATTCCCTTTGGCATTGACGCCGGGAATTGAATCTTTTGACGTATAGACCTGCGCCCATTCAGACCAGTTGGCAGAATCAGTATCCCGCCGCGAACGGATATGTACGGGCGCATGGGCACCGCTCGTGCCACTCCAGCCAATGAATAACTCACCTTCGCCAGCAGCGGTGGCACCTTTAAGGTGAAGCACATTGCCATAGGGGGAAGGGTAGCCATTGTTGTATGCCTCATACAGCTGAATCCCGGATGTTCCCTGTGCATTCGCCTCCAGGGCCGTTACGCGACCGCGAGATACCAGAGTATTGATATTAATGTCAGCCGAACCATCGAACCTGACGCCATTAATGTTTCTGGCTGTTTTTAATTTCGTCGCGGTATCGGCGTTCCCTGTCAGCGCTCCGGTGATCCCGCCGTTGAAAGTCTGGCGCGCACTCCATGTGTTAGCCGTACTCAACAGGGGGATCTTTTCACCGCTGGTACCGAGTTCTCTTAAACCAAGGTATTGGATAACAGCAAGAACGCTTGTTTTGGCCAGAATATCGCGACCGACTGACGTTAAGTCAGTCTGAGAAACAGTGTCTGTACCGGTAAAGTACGGCAATTTATTTGCGCCTGTCGCAAGACCAGCAAGCGCGGTTAAAGTTGCATCAAGTGGCTGTTTCCCTGCCAGCGCATTTGTCATTGTTGTCGCAAAGTTCGGGTCATTGCCAAGGGCTGCGGCAAGCTCATTCAGGGTATCAAGAGCTTCTGGTGATGAGCCGACCAGTGCAGATATAGCAGCCCGTACGTAAGCAGTCGTAGCAATCTGCGTATTATTTGTGCCCTGTGCCGCAGTCGGTGCTGTCGGTGTGCCCGTCAGCGCCGGGCTTTTGAGTGGCGCTTTTGTGTCATTAAGAGTCTTGATCGCTTTTGGCGTTGCTGCCACTGACTCGCTGTCGCTGTCCGTTGCACTGCTGAGCTGCGTAAAGCCCTTTTGCGTCAGTGAGGCGTCCGGGTGACGGCGGGACTGCTCGTGCTCTGCAAGTTTGTCATCCACATAGTCCTGTGTTGCCATAATGGTTGTGCTGTCCACAGACAGGCTTACGGCATTAACGTCACTGATGATAATAATCATGCGACAGGTCATGGCGCGCCCGGAGCCTTCCGTGAGCAGGGGTTTGTAGCTTTCCGCCATGCTGGCCACCGCAATCAGGGTACCGGTACTGTCATACAGTCCCAGCTCACGCATCCAGAAGCCGCCGACTTCCGGCGGAATAACCAGTTCCGCAATCACCTGATTCGGCGCTTTGCTGTTCTGTGTAATTTTATTCAGCGTCCCGCGCCAGACTTCATGGATCAGGGCGGTCTGTGAGGCCGATGGTTCCGGGAGATTTCCATTACCATCTCCCACGGCCATATGTGTGATGCTGACTTTCTGCTCCGATGTTGTGGTGGCGGCGGCCAGTTTTGCTGCACCGGCAGTGGTGATCACAGTTTTAAATCTGATGCTCATACTGTCTTATTCCTGCGGATAAATCGTAATAACGTCGCCGTCATACACAACGCCGCCGGTATACAGGTATCCCTGAATATCCTGCATGATATTCAGGCCAACCAGATGACGGCTCACCGGGCGGGCATCGGCAATGAGTCTTTCCATTTCGGTGTACATTTCCTCTGTGATCCCCACATCCAGTACACAGATGTCCAGCCGGAAAGTCCCTGGCGTATCGCCGGTTTCCCACCATTCCGTCACGTTAATGACATAGCCAAAGGGTTCAACCACACGCCTGATGGCGCTGATGGTTCCCTTATGGCGGTGGATTGCCCAAGCATCACGGATCACCTGGCGCTTTGTTTCTTCCGTCCAGTCACGGTCCCACCTGTCCACGGACAGCGCCCACGCCAGATAAGGCAACAGAGCCACCGGGCAGGTGTCAGGATCCCAGAGCTGGTTAAGGCTGACAGGTAATGCTGACAGCCGGGTCGTACCCCGTTCCACGCAGCGCATGAAATCACTGGCTGAAGGGGGGAGCAGTGACGGTTCACTCATTGGTGCCTCCTGCACTGACCGAAAACGATGTGCAGTACGCTGACTGCACATCGCTGATAACAATATTCTGTGCGGGGCTGGTCAGTTCCACGCGCTGAACGCCCTGAACATGCAGCGTGGCCATGATGGCGGAGAGCGCCACATCGCGACCGATTTTGCCTTGTTCAGCAAGCCAGGCTTTCAGGTTATTTCTGGCAGCATTCAGGATGGGTTCCGACTCCGGCCCCGGATAAAAGTAAAGCCGGGCATCAATCTGATACCGGATGATTTCTGCGCTCTGTACCGTCAGACGGTCACCGACCGGGCGAACGTCTTCGGCATTCAGCGCATTTCTGACCGTTGTCAGGAGTTCTTCGGTCGCCGTGCCGTCGCCTTCTGTGGACAGCACCGCCACCACCACTTCCGCCGGTGCGGGGCTGGTTGCGCGCGCGTCCGCCACCTGACCGCTGGCACTGCGGGCAAAATATTCATACGCCCCGGTGGGACCGGCCACGCTGAGGCCATCAAATGCAGACTGCGCACGCAGCCGCAGGGCTGTGTCGCTTTCCATGACGGCCTCCGTGGTGTCCGTGGCCGGAGTGATGACCAGTCGCGCGGTGTTCATGTTGGCGGCGAGGTTATCCAGGTTGCTGCCTGAGGAGTGACTCAGCATACAGGCCGCTGCGCCCTCATTAATACGCTGGCGATGCAGCAACTCACGCAGCGCAAAAGTCTGGGCAATGACCGTGAGCGGTTCGGACTCCAGCGCCATGGCTGACCGGACAGCAGCCTGCTGTATCTGCGGGAATGCCGTAATCATGCTTTCTTTCACCTCCGCCAGGATGACCTCAAAATCCGGCGTTTCAATAATCTGTGGTGTCGGCAGTTCCGACAGGTCAACGGCTGGCATTGTCGCTCCTGAGTGTCAGTGTGTTTTGTACGGTTTCAAGGCTTTCTGTCAGGGTGCCGGTGAGGGTGATGACGGCTTTTCCGCCCGCCTCCCACTGAATGTCAACGGCATTCAGGGCGATGCGTGGCTCCCACTGTGTCAGGGCAATCACCACGGCGCTCATGCACTGAAGGCGTGTGGTGGCATTCATCGGTGCATCCAGCAAATCCGGCAGCAGGCTGCCGTATTCCCGGCGCATCACCCGGCTGGCGAGCGGCGTTAACAGAATATCCCTCACGCTGTTCCACAGATGGTCCGTATCGCTGAGTGTGCCGGTGGCCTCGGGGTTCATCCCCAGAAAACGTGCACTCATTGCGGGCCTCCTGTGCTGTCGCTGCCGCTCTTCACGCCACTGTGTTTGTGCGTGTGCACCGTCACACCGTTTGATGTGAAGCTACCGCCGCTGTGCGAGATATTGCCGCTCAGGGTTCCGCCTTCTGTCACCTCAATCGTTGCCGCCTTCAGATGGTTTGTGCAGGTGACGGTGGGGGTGTCCAGCGTCACGCCCGTTCCGGCCTGAATGGTGGCGGTTCTGATCCCGCTGGCGCTCAGTGCACCTGCGTCCGCATCGTAGCGGAACACCGCGCCGTCAGGCGCTGTGACCACGATTTCCTTCAGGCTGCTGCCGGGCGCCGGATGTTCACTGCTCCAGAGACCGCCGATAACGGAAGCGGTTACGGGGTCGCCATTGATACAGGCAATCATGACCTGTTCGCCCACGGCAGGCGGCAGCCAGACGCTGAACGCGCCCGCGCGTGGTGTGTTCCAGCGCAGCCAGTCGGTTTCCAGCTCTCCGCTGCGCACACGAACGCGCCACGTGGTTTCGTCCACGGCAAAAATCACGCCCGTACGGATGATGTTTGCAAGCAGTCGCATGATTTCCGCTGTCATCGTGCCGCACTCCTCAGGGAGCGGATAATCGTGTCATATACCAGGCGTTCGTCGGCTGCGGTTATACCCAGCAGTTCACGCACCGGGTAGGTGGTCATCACGCCCGGAGCCACCTCGTCGCGTAACCCTGCCTGATGCACGCGGGCAATCCGCGCAGCCAGGCCATCGAAGCCCACAACAGCGCCTTCCGCATCTGAGCGCATTTTTAACCAGCGGTATGTGCGAAGACGCGCGAACATCGGCGTGTTTTTTTTGCTGGTCTGGCGGGCAGACATGGACGATACCGCGATGTATCGCTCAATATCATCGCGGTAAAACGTCCTCAGCGCACCGCCACGGTCAGGGTCGCGCCCGATAATGGCGCGGCCTTTCCGGTAACGCTTGTGTCCCCACTGGCGCAGCGTGCGGACCTCGCCGTTCCACACAAATTTCACTTCACGACGGGTGTGCATCACCTGCCGTTTTCGTGCCGGATACGGCGAACCGTCTGCGTTCTTCTGTGCGCGGATGCGCGCCTGCTGGCTCCGGCGCAGCGCCTGCCCGACAGCCCGCGCCGTGCGTGCCCGTCCGGCGGCGGAAAGCCCGCTCAGGATGTCGCGAAAAACCGCGTCCGTTTCATGCGTCGTCGTGTTCATCCGTCAAATCCTTAAAGGTCACATCCTCAACAATCAGCCCCCCCCATGCGCCCGTCAGTGCGGCAGGCGGGCGGGGTTCCGGCAGGTGCACCGGATACAGTTCACCCCGTTCATTGCGGCAGACTTTCACGCGCTCGCGCACGGGAATCTCCAGTAACAGGTCGGTGCTGTCGTCGTCATTGACAGCAACGGAAAACTTAACGTCCTGGTTTTTTTCCGGGTTAAGCAGCAAATCCGGCTGGTTGTGCATGAGCCAGACAATCAGCGGCAGCATCAGCTCGTCGATGTGTCCCGGAAAATCCATAACGAAGGCCACGAGCGTGTAACGGTAGACAAACGTCGGGGTTTCACCTGTGGTCTCAATACTTCCGCTTTCTGCAAACACGGTGAGTTTTTCCGGATTCGCGCGACACCACCGGGATGAGGCTGTGAGGGCTTCGCGCAGACGGTTCATTTTCAGCATGACTTCTCCTTACGGTCGCATCCGGCGTTGTTGTTCGGTTGCTTTAATGGCTGCCTTGTCGGCGTTGCAGCTCTCCAGCGCGTCCAGCAGCCTGTCACTCCAGACGGCCAGTCCGCCCCACGTCAGCGGTCGGGGCAGGGAGGGGACCGGCGTTGGCTGTGTCAGACTTTCCGGCAGCGGTGCGTGCTGCGTCTGAGTGACCACGACGGGTCGCGGCGCGCTGTTGCAGGCGGTCAGCAACAGCGGCAGGCACAGCAGCAGCCGCGCACGGATTTTCCCGGAGTGCGTTGCGTATCTCTTCACGGCGTTTTTCTCCTTCCTGATTCCGGTGCTGCTCTGCGGCGCGGACCTGCGCCAGCAGGCCGCTGATGCCCCGGAGTTCTGCATGAAGTGCATCCACGGCGGCATTCGTTCCCGCCAGCGCCTGTTCGTGATATTCACGACGTGCCCGTTCATGCCCTGCCTGCCAGGCCAGACGCAGCGACACCAGATACAGCGCCCCTGAAAACAGGGCGACAACGGCGGCGGTGGTCAGTCTCACTTCGGTTTCTCCACATCCCGCAGACACCAGGTGCGAAAATCGCTGCGGCGGTTAACCAGTCCCTGACTGCGCTTCCCGCCCGCATTCACAAAATCCGTGAGGCGGGTGCACATCAGCGCCCAGTTATGCGTCTGTGCCTGTTTCCAGATGGTGGTGCGCTGGCGCTTTCCGTTGCGGTCCTTAAACCACATCAGGCCGGAACAGCCCAGATTGAAGGCCGCATCCGTCATCGCCTCGAAGGCCGACTGCGGCATGGCTGCCCCCTGAAAATTCTGGTTAATACAGTTCTCCGCCCGCTGCATGTCATTCACCCAGCGGCGGGCCACCTCCTGTTCGCTGTACAGGTGTTTCTGTACGTTCCCCGTGGAGCCGCAGCCCACGGTGGCAACACCCGCGATGTCCGTGTAGGGTGTGGCGCGGCAGTCTTCCCACGTGGCAATTTTTATCTGCGCCTCCTGTGAGGTGCGCAGTGCTTCGGGAGCCAGCGAGACACCCAGCGCCACAATCACGGCGGCGGCATATCGCTTAATGTTTTTCATCGTTATCCCGTTGCAGTGCGGCAAGCGCCCGTTGTTCACTTTCATGAAGCCCGCGCGTTCCGGCCTGCGCCAGAATCTGTGCAATCAGCGCATTGCGGCGGACCTGTGCACGCTCCATGCGGCGGCGGTGAAGCCAGCCCTGAAAGAGAGACAGCGCACCCAGCAGCAGCCCGGCCAGTGCGATTTTTTCACTGATGGTCATTGCGCCAATCGTGACCGCAGAAACGGAGGCGGCGAAGGCGATGTGGTCGTAAATACTGCGAAAAAAACCTAATCCCATAACTGCACCGTCTCCTGTGTTTTTTTCTCTTCCTGCTCCGGTAATTCCACTTCCTGTCCGGCTTCCAGAAAAATCTGTCCGCACAGCCCCGGATTGGCGGCCAGCACCTTTTCGGTCACGCCCTGCGTGGTGCCGTAGTGCCGGAAGCACAGCAGGTCAACGGTGTCGCCCTGTAATGCCTTCACCTTCATCAGCACAGCCTCGCAAAAATGCGCGGTGCGCCCTGAATATCGGCAATGGCCCAGCGCACGTCGCGCCAGAGGTCGCCGGTCTGGGCTTCCAGTGCGTCCGCTTTCCGGTCGCCCTGTTCAGTGGTATCCACATCGCGCACGCGCTCCAGTATCAGGGCGCGGGTGGCGGCATACACCGCAAGGCGGAAGCGGTGCACGTTGACACTTTCGCCGTTCACGCGGGAGGCCGGAACGTCCGCCAGCGTGCTGTATCCGTCATTCATCTGCTGCGCCTGCCAGTTGCGCAGCTCTCCGGTGACGTGTGCCACGGCTTCGGTTGCCGCGTGCATCAGACGTGACGTGGTGGTGCGACCGGGCAGGCGAACGGCAAGGCGCAGCGCCTGAAGTTCTGTCTCCGGCCAGAAGTCGTCCGTGGTGATGCGTGCATCACCGTCGTCCGTGTCCGCGACATCCTCCGTCGCGGCAGTGATACCGGGTTTTGCAATCATGCTCATGACGAGCCTCCGTAAAAAAATCAGGCGGTGGGCGAACGGTCAGAAGGTCGCGGAGTTAAAAACCAGGTGACCGTCCGCGCCGCCTGTCGCCGGGGCGAAGTCGTTATGCGTGAAAGCTGAATTTCACGCGGATTTTTTGCTTTTCCGTGTGGCAGTGGCTTTTGTGGCGCTCTTTTTGCCTGCCTTTTTCGTCGCGGTTTTCGTGGTGGCGGTTTTCGCGGTGCTTTTGTTTTCCGCGTTGTTCTCCCCGCCATCACTGCTGGTCAGCTTTTTTACCGCGCGGGACAGCGTGGCAATCTCGCGCTTCACGCCCGCGTTCGGGTTCAGGTGCATCGCTTCGCGCAGCAGTTTCAGCGACAGGGTCACACTGTCTGCATCTGTCAGAGCACGACGGGAAAACGCGCGCGCCTTGCAGAGTTTGGCGCGAACCTCATCCGGCATGTCCCGGTTGGTGACGATTGTCCAGAGGGTATCCAGCGGGGCGATGTACCCGGACAAATCCGCGTCCTGGTCAGTGCCTGCCAGCGTCAGCACCGGGTTACAGATTTCCTCTGTCAGCAGCGTGGCGGCATCGCGCCCGAAGCTGTCCGGTGTGCTGAGGTTATGGCGCACCACGTACTCACCGATACGCAGCGCCAGCGGCAAATCACCACAGTCAACGGCCCAGACCATGAGGGTGACAATCACCTCATCCTGGCGTCCGCTGTCGCTCTCCAGCGTGCCGTCAATCCAGCCGGAAAAATCCGGCAGCAGCGTCTTTTTCAGTTCCGCTTTCGCCGCCTTTGACTGAATGCCTTTCAGTCGTGCCTGTGCCAGTCGCAGACGGTGCAGGATTTGTTCGTGAGCCGTGCGCACTGTCTGTGACTGACTGTCATCGGTCAGTCCGGCGCGTTGTGCCATCGTGCGCTGAAAATGCGCCTGTGCCGGTGTCAGCATTGTTCTCTCCTCTTACGGGCGGTCAGCGCCCGCCCGTGGTTCAGATAAATCAGTCTTCGTGATTACTTTCATCAGCCAGTTTCAGCCCCGTGATAAGGGCGCATTTGCCGAAGTCTTCCACCACCCAGGCATCGCTGGAGGACTGATAGGTTGCGATGCGGTTGTAGTCCGGCTCTTCACGCATCAGACGACGCAATGCCCCCACCTGGTAGTAGATGGACAGGTTGTCGAACGAGGTGATGAGCAGTGCATCTGCCGGGAAGAACGGCGCGAGATATACCGGCAGACCACCAATCAGGCGGGAGGAGGTAATCAGCTGACCGGCCATCAGTTCCGTGTTCGGCGCGGCGGCACTCATGGCGTTAATGAGCGGCAGGCGCAGCGTGTTGAACAGGTCGCGTCCCATCATCACCACAAGGTCGGATGAATCCTTGTACCACTCGTCCAGCAGGGATGAGCGCGCATCCTGTACCAGCGCGTCCGGGTTGTTGTACTTGCCTTTGTGGGTGACGGCGTTGTTCATATCGCGTGCCGTAATGGTGACATCAGACATCACGCGCTGGGCTGCATTCTGGCGGATGCTTTCCAGCCAGCCCACGGCGCAGTCCTGCAACAGCGGATTACTGCTGCGGTCGGACTTCACGGCGCGGGACGTGCCGTTGAAACCAATCATGATGCGGTCAAGGGCGATACGGCGGGCAATCTGCGCGCTGACCCGTGCCTGAAAATCCGGGTGTGCGGACCACGCGTCCAGTTGCGCGTAGCTGATGAACGTGTCGTAGTTGATTTGCTCGCAGGCGTACTGGCGTGCCGTCAGCTCGTGGAGTGATGCCGGCTCGCGGCGCTCGCTTGTACTGGTGTTCACACTGGCGGACGGACCGTTGATGCCGATCAGGACTTTTTCGCCTTTCTGGTCGGTCACACCGATGACGTTGATTTTTTGCAGCAGCTCGTCGCTCAGCTGAATGGCGTTTTCCTGGCGCTGCTGCACGGCGGGCTGAACGTTGAAACGCTGGGCAAGCGCAGCAGGAGAAACATTGTTCATGCGCGCCTGCTGCTGCATGTACATCGCCAGAGCGCCGCGGGTGGTGGATGAAAGAGTCAGGTTCATGGTTAATCCTCAGAAATCACAGGCGGTGTAAGCAATACCGCCGCCGGTTACGCCAGTGTGAACAGGTGTGTCAGTGCCCGTTGCGGAGAAACGCTGATGCGGGTCGCCGTCCTGTGCCTGCAGCTGTGTACGCAGCGTGGTCAGTTCGCGGGTCAGGCGGGTGACTTGTGCGCGGTCTTCGTCGCGCTGGCGTTCCTGTGTGTTGAAACGGTCAAGCAGGTCAGCGTGCGCAGAGGCCACGCGCTCCACAACGTCACGCATCTGCGCAAACTGTTCGCCGTCCGTTTTACGCCCGCCGCTGATAAGGTTCATGACACGCGCGAACCACTGAACGCCTTCGTCGTTCTGGCGCTGGTTCAGGGCGATAATTTCAGCCTCAATGGCATCGGTGAACAGTGGCGGCTCGCACTGCTGATTGTTAAACGCCATCACCTGCGCGCGCTGTTGTGCGGCAAACTGCAGACGCTCAGTGCCAAGACTTGCCGGGCTGTCGGTCATCGCCAGTCCCTGAAGATACGGACCGCCCGTGATGAATGACTGCGGGTAAAGCTCGACGCTGGCATAAATCTTTTTGCCGTCATCCAGCAGTTTCTTCATGCGTCCGGTGGGTTCAATTTCGGCATACAGCGCCGTGCGCCCCGCCAGCGGCCCGTCAGTGATGTCCTCTGCGCTCAGTGCCACCACATCCCCCATCGCCGCGAAGGCGCTGTCCGGGTGCGGTGAAAGGATGTGCTCCACGTTCACACGTGCACCGTAGACGGACGGGTCATAACTGGCGGCGGCAGCTTTCAGCATATCGCCACAGATTTCGCGCCCGTCTGAGGTCGTACCGGAAACGGCCACGCGGAATTTTTTTCGTTCAGGTTTCTTGTCTGCCATACGGCCTCCTCGAATATCGTTGTGCTCATGATGACGCGCCCTGCGGCCCGCGCTCAACGCGGTGGTGTTGTCAGAGCGTTGCGACAAAGTGCGGTGTGAATACAGGCGGGACGTGCGCGTGTAGCCTGTATGACAGGAGGTGACAGACGACATGATTCAGGACGCATTCATCAGGCTGCGGGCAAAACAGCTTTACTGGCAGGGTTACCCGCCCGCTGAAATATCGCGGCTGATGGGTATCAGTCAGAACACGATTTATTCGTGGAAAAAGCGCGACGGATGGGATGAAACGCCGCCCGTGGAGCGGGTCACGCAGTCGATTGATGCGCGGCTGGTTCAGCTGACCTCAAAAGCTGAAAAGAGCGGCGGTGATTTTAAGGAAATCGACCTGCTGACACGCCAGCTCGCAAAACTGAATGACAGCAAGGGCTGCGCGGAAAAAAGCCCGCGAAAACGAAAGCTGAAAAACCATTTTTCCGAATCGCAGGTTGCCGCACTGCGCGAACACATCACCGGTCAGCTGGCAGAACATCAGCGACGCTGGTATGAGGCGCTGGAAGTCTGCCGCCGTGCCGGTGTTGATATTCGCATTATTGTGAAATCCCGACAGATAGGCGCGACCTGGTATTTTGCGCAGGAGGCACTGCTGCGTGCGCTGGATGAGCGCGTGAAATATCCGTACCAGCGAAACCAGATTTTTTTGTCAGCCTCACGCCGTCAGGCCTTTCAGTTTAAAAGCGTGATTCAGAAGGCGGCACAGGCTGTGGACGTCGAGCTGAAAGGCGGTGACAAAATTGTGCTTTCCAGTGGCGCGGAACTGCATTTTCTGGGGACATCCGCCGCGACTGCACAGTCATATACGGGCAATCTGTATTTTGACGAATTTTTCTGGGTGTCGAACTTCATCACGCTGCGCAAGGTCGCAGGCGCGATGGCCACGCTGAATGGCCTGACGCAGACCTACTTTTCCACGCCGTCATCGGAGATGCACGAGGCGTTTCAGTTCTGGAACGGCGCGCGGTGGAATGCAGGGCGACCACGCAGTGAGCGCAGGGAGATTGATGTGTCCCATCACGCCCTGAAGAGTGGAGTGCTGTGCCCCGACAGTGCGTGGCGGCAAATCGTGACGATTCAGGATGCTGTGGACCTGGGCTGGACGCTCACCAGTATCGACAAAATCCGCAACATGAACACGCCGGATGAGTTCCGCAATCTCTACATGTGCGAGTTTGTCAGCGACGGCGAATCCGCCTTCGATCTTAATGCCCTGCTGGGATGTGGCGTGGATGGCTATGACGAGTGGAATGACTGGAAACCGTTCGCAGCACGTCCCGTGGGTAATCGTCCCGTGTGGATTGGCTACGACGCTAACGGCAGCAGCGGTAATGGCGACAGCGGGGCGCTGTCTGTTGTTGTACCACCTGCTGTCAGGGGCGGCAAATTCCGCACGGTGGAGACCTTGCAGGTGCAGGGGCTGGAATTTGAAGAGCAGGCCCGTGTGATTGAGCAGTTCACGCACAAATACAACGTCCGGCACATTGGCATCGACGTGACCGGCGGTAACGGTGAGGCAGTGTACCAGATAGTGCGGCGGTTCTGGCCTGCCGCCGTACCGTACACGTTCACGCTGGCATCCAAACGCGCGCTTGTGCTGAAGATGTTGCAGATTATTCGTGCAGGGCGCTGGGAGTATGACCGGGGCGAACGTGAGCTGGTCAGGGCATTCAACGCCGTGCGCAAGGCAAAAACGGCGGGCGGCGCAATAACGTATGAAACAGACCGCACGCGCGGCGTAAACCACGGCGACCTCGCGTGGGCAACCATGCTTGCCGTCATTAACGAGCCGCTGGGCGATGAGGACGGTGCAACAGGAATGCGGGTGATTGAGTTCTGATGAAAAAACAAAAACGAAAATATACCCGCCGCGATGACGGCGTGGAGCTGGCAGAGGCACTGCGCCGCCAGCCGTCGCTAAGCGCTTTCTCGTTCGATGGCCCTTACGATGCGCACGCGCTCGACCTGCTGGATAACGCATACTGCCTGAGTAACGGCAGGTACTACGAAACACCCGTTGACTGGTACGGGCTGGCGCGGGCATCCCGGCAGACCTCGTGGCATCAGTCGGCGCTGTACTTCAAACGAAATGCCATTCTGGGCTGCTTCATTCCGCACCGGCTGCTGTCCCGGCAGGCGTTCTCCGCCTTTGCGCTGGACTGGTTTGTCTTCGGGAATGCGTTTCTTGAACTGCGCACCAACAGGCTGGGCGGAAAACTGGAACTGCGCCATGCCCTGGCAAAATACGTCCGTCGTGGTGTTGAGCCGGATGTGTACTGGTTTGTACAGACGGGCGAGCAGGACCACGAGTTCCGTCAGGGGCGCGTCTGTCATGTGCTGAACCCTGACATCAACCAGGAGATGTACGGAATGCCGGAATATCTCGGCGGCCTGTTGTCTGCCAGTCTGTCGCATTCGGCAGATCGTTTTCGCAAACTCTACTATGACAACGGTTCACACGCAGGCTGCATTATTTACGTGGGAGCAGCACAGGTTGACCGCGAAAGCATGCAGGCGCTCGAAAGAGCGTTGCAGGGTGCAAGAGGCGGTGGGGCATTCAAAAACCTGCTGCTCCAGGCACCGAACGGCGGGAAGGACGGTGTGCAAATCCTGCCGTTCCAGCAGATCACCGCCCGGGATGAGTTTATGAACGTCAAGGCGGCCTCCCGCGATGATGTGCTGGCTGCTCACCGCGTACCACCACAACTGATGGGCGCAATGCCCAGCGGACAGGGGTCATTTGGTGATGTGGAGAAGGCGGCAAGAGTGTTTGCGATCAACGAACTGATGCCGGTGATGGAGGCGATGAAGCACGTTAATGACTGGCTGGGTGAGGAGGTGATCCGCTTTAACCCTTACGCACTGCTGGATGCCCCGCCCACATCCTGACGCGCTGCGCTTGTCTGCTGCTTCGCCGGGGCATAAAAAATTTATGCCCCGACTCACCAGCTCCGGCTTAACGAAGTGCAAACGGAGCGCGTTTTTTCAGACGGACGGCGATGTGTCTTTTCATGCTTTTCGTCACCCCCGTCCATTTCCTGTCTTCCGGCGCAGTAATGCTCACGCGAACAGAAACATCATCCTCCACGGTGACTTTCAGCGTAGTGCGAGCTTCGCTCACCGAATGCAACTCAAACGCAACAACAATATCAACCGGCTCAATACCCGACAGTGATTCAATCCATGTACGCACGGCCACATGGAAAATACCGTCTGCTGCGACAGGGATTTGATTAACAGAACAGGCGCGAAAGTCTTCCGCGTTCCGACAGGGCAGGCCTGTTTCCACATAAGGCCGCGACTCGCCGTGTTCGTGTTCGCGGTACAGCGACGGAAGCCCCAGCCAGTCCTCATAAAACCCGACCAGGCTACGGGCCTCATCCCGTAAGATTTCAGTGGCCCGATAACGCTTTCTTTCCACATCCCGGTTAATGCAACACAAATCCTCAAAGTGTCCCACGGCTCCTCCTTCTGTTGATGTCATCTGTATCCTGTCACGCTCCTCAATGGCGCGGACTGCACCACACATCCAGAACAAGCCACAGAGTGCGAATGAGATCGCGCAATACACACGATACCCCAACAAAAAACATCGCGTCAGGGGCGCAATCAGCCGCATTTCTGGCGCTTTCTGAGGGTGCTTTCAGACCCCAAATTGCGGGCTGTTCCCCCGGCACCCGCGCGCAACAAAAACGCGTTTTTTTGTGCACGCACGGATCCTTTACGGATCCAGCCGCCACGCGGGCCGGAAGGGTAAAAAGTCGTTCAAAAAAATTGTGCAAATTTGTGCACTATTGTGCAGCAGGGCGATGTGTGATTATCGCCCTGGTTTGTCGTGGATCTAATTATCTTCTGTCTCCTGCCACGAGACTTTTCCGCCTGCCTTTATGATGGCTTGCTCAACATCCCGTTCGTATCGCAAAGGCTGGAATACGCCGTTAATGAAATACTCCTTTGGGTCCGGGATCGATACGGTAAATTTGTCATTCTCTGGTTTTGGTATTGGTGAGACTGGATGCTCGTTTTTGGCAAGTTTTTTTATGACTCCCTCGTATTTTTCTTTTGTACATTGCATCGCCTCTTCAAAAGAAAGCGCTTTGTTACGCATTAACACGGCGTACTTTAGTGCATCCTGTGCTTTCTGGAATTTAAGTGCATAGTCCGTGGCGATTTTTTCCAGTTCAGCAGCCCGCCTTCGAAGCCCTTCAATCTCACCATTGCGGGCGATGAGGTTGCAGCACATTCTTTCATTCTCATCCAGCAACGCCAGCACACCCGATGGTGTCACCTGTTCATGGAAAATATCCGCATCATATCCCCAGTCATCATGTATTGCCTGCTCTGCCGCTTCACGCAGTGCCTGATAGTCAATCTTGCTCATTGGATGACTCCTTTGTGTTGCGTCAGCTCTTCCTGTGCCTGCATCATGCGATTGACCTGAACGCGTGTGCGTCGAACGGAAAAAACAAACAGATTCAAAAGGCGGCGCATCTCTTTGTCCTCATGTCGCGCATGACGGATAAAGGTAAGTCGGTAGAACTCGGATTCGGCAGCGCGTTGAATCAACGACAGATCAAAGTGAAGTGCTGGTCTGGTGCATTTTGCGCATCTGGCGGCAAGCTCTGGCATCAATCTCTTAACGAAGGTGTTTTGTACTGCTTTGTTGAGTTGTGTCTGCATCCAAATCGCAAATTTCAGCGAACGCATGAGCCGGATCGCGTCGGGCAACGGCAGATAGATCATGCTGGCGGTTTTGGGTAGCGGATGAATCATTTTCACGGAGACGCGATCGCGCAGTGTTCGAAAAATCGTGTTCCCGACAACAGACTCCACGGAGACAGGGCAGGGGGCCAGACCAACCCGCAACGCGTTCGTCATGAACAGATATTCATCTTTTTTCATCGTGTTTTCCTTAGTGCGGGGGCGACAGTGCGCCCCGATAAAATTAAAAGCCGTCAAATTCGTCATTCATCTTCCTGCTCCCTGCGTTCCTTGTTCTTCTCGGATAACGCTGTTGCACACTTCCACACACTCGTCGCAGATGAAAACGTCGTCCCCGGCAATTAACTTTTTGATGGCGTGCTGTGGTTTCTTGCAGAAGCTGCAATAAAGCGTTTGCCTGATAGATACGGATGATGTGTAGGATGTCAGCCTCGCGATGTCGTTCTTGCGGCGCAACATCACACGGCAGCACTCAACCAGTTTCTCCGGGGCGATTTCTTCCTCTGTGGCGAGCGCCTCCAGTCGTTCGAGTATGTGGAAGGCTTTTTCCTCGGTAATTGCAGAATGCGATGTGGTCATCTCTTTCTCCTTCAAAGTTCAGTGTGCTGACAGAGGTGTCCTTTGCGACAGACCAGGACGCTTCCCTTACTTGAGTCGGTGATTGTCACCGTGCCGTCATCGCACTGGACAACGATGACGGTGTTGCTCTTTTCCGTTGCGCAGTTCGGCGTGGTTGAATGCGCCAACGGAATGAAAAACAGCGAAAAAAGTAATGTCAGTCTTTTCATCATGGATGCCTCATGCTTACTGTTCTGAAGGCATGACTTACTAAATAAAACTGTCCGTCATGCCTTATCACGTCTCCTTATTCGGGGAATAACGCTCTGATGTTTGCGGCCATCTGGCTGGTTGGCTGCGCCTCTGGCGCAGCCTGTGCTTTGGTTTTTTCCTCTCTGACCTGTGTCACGGGTAACGGCTCATCGTCAGCCCATGCAGCCAGCCGGTAAGCCTCTGCCGGATTCGTCTTCAGAAGTGCCAGCCCGGCCAGAAAAGCCACACGCTGGCCGCTTTTGCGGGCTTCTGGTGTAAGGCTGTCCAGCCAGGCGCATGCTTCGCTTTCGTTCTTGACGGCTGCAGGCTTCAGATAGAAACTTATCCGTCTGGTTGGTGTCGTCATTGGTTTACTCCTTGTCCATTGCGTACAGCCCATTAACCAGAGCAAACTGTGGCACCCCGTCCGCGATAAAAGTCGCATTAACTCCGCAGGCTTCGCGGACAGCGGGTGCCACAATCTCCGCCCCTCCACCGACAACCATCACCCGCCCGTAACCCGAAAAGCTCGCCAGCGCGCGGAGTACACGTTGTTTCAGTGTTTCTTCCTTTTCACGAATAACCGCCATCAGGCTGTTGTAATGTGCGTCATTGTGGATGTGCTGGCGCAGCCAGGCTTCATCATGGCGATGTTCGATAATGGTATTGGCGATGTGGTGACTGGTGCGCATACCGTTAGTGGCCATCACCGACAGTACGGCATTGGCCATCAGAGAAACGCCTACGTGTGGATCGCAAAACACCTGGCTGATACCTGCCAGTTGTCCCTGAACCTTTGCCACATCCAGCGTGGTTCCGCCTAAATCCACAATCAGCAGGGATTCAAACGGACTCATGTCAGCCAGTGCTTTAAAACCAGCCGGAATGGA